TCCAGGCCGACCGGCGGCGCGATGATTCGCTCCCCAGCTTCGCTTTTCGGCGGGCCTTCAAAGCTGCCAGTCTGCGGGGTGTACTTCAAGGCGTGGCTGATGTCGATGGTGCCGCGCTTCCAGTCCACGTCACTGAGCCGCAGGGCACCGACTTCACCAAGCCGCAGACCGCAGAGCAGCGCCAGCAGGACAGCAGCGCGCAGGCACATGTTCGGCTCATCCTTCAAGCAGCGCAGCAGCTCCACCGCCTGTTCTTCATCCAGAAACTTGACGCGGGCTTTCCGGGCGCGTGGGCGCGTGACGCGCTCCATGGGGTTGCGGTAGATGATTTCCCATTGCACCGCCATGTCCAGCATGGTTTTGAGCGTGTCATAGTAATGCTGAACGGTGCGCGCACCGAGCGGGCGCGTGCGCTGGGCATCCGAAGTCAGCCGCGCCGTCGCTGCTGGATGCCGCGGGTTCGCAAGCTGCGATTCCTCCATGCGTGTGCTGCGGCGGCCATCGTTGCGGACGTATTCCAGCCAGTCCACCAGATAGGTGGCGGTCAGTTTCTTTACCGGCATGTCGCCCATGTATGGCAGGATGCGGCTATCCAGAAAATAGCGGTAGTCCTTATATGTCACCGGCGAGCAGTTGGGGCGGACGTGCTTTTCCATCCAGCGTTCCGCGAACGTGCGGACAGTGATGACGTTCGGCTGCGCTTCGGCAGCTTCCGGGCTGTCCTTTGCCTGCTGCGCTTGCAGCTTCAGGCGCTCCAGCGCGACTTCCGCCTCCATGCGCTGATACGCTTCGGAAAGTCCTGGCGTAGCGTGAAACGTTTCACGCACCCATTTATAAGTGCCGTCGGCATTCGGCATTTGGAAGCCAATGCGATAGGTATCTGCGCCACGCTTTTCAATGGCCATAGCAAACACACCTCCAATGTGCAAAAATAATCTTGCCTATCCTATGTTCATTTTATCCGTCACAGCGTCACAGTAGGCACAAAAAAGCCCGCAAGCCTTGATTTTCAAGCGTTTGCGGGCGTGACACGCTTCCGCGCAAACTGGCACGGGAGCGCTTTTTTTTGTTTTGGCAAATGTCACAAGTCGTGACGCACGACGACAATCGCGCCGTAGTTCTTCCCTTCATGGCCGCCGATGGCCTTGAACGCGCTGATGATCGCGCCCGGCTTGTGTATGGCCTCCATGACGGCAGGAACAGATTCACGCGGAACATTGCCAATATCATAGCCATTCACACGCACGGAAATCGCCTGTTCTTCGGGTTTTCCCTTCGGCTTGTACATGAATGGGCAGAGCGACACGTCCAGCGAGTCGGAATTTTCAAACGGCGCGATGCCTTTGGCGATTCGGCGCAGATATTCCTGCCGGGGCGTGCCATCTTCGGATTTATAGGTAACGCCAGCAACATGAAATTCATAGTGCTGGTATTTCGGAGCATCAGGCTGACGGACGATTCCGCGCCGAAGCGCTTCCACATCAATAAAACGCGGCTGCTCAACGGTTTGCGCAGGGGCGGCAACGGGCGCAGGTTCAACCGGCGGGCAAACCTGCTTCGGAACTTCCGGCTGCTTCGGCGCAGGGGTATCCGCAAGCGGTCTGCTGGCGACCGGGAAGCTGCGCTGCTGCTGCGGATCTTCGCGCTGATGGGGTGCAGCCGCTGCCTTGCTTTTCTTGCGCAGACGGAGGTTCGGGAAAAGGAAACGCACCGCCAAGAACGCCAGCACAAGGACAATCACAACCGCCATCACGATTTCGGCGGGTTCGGATGAATCCATTTGCGGGATGGCGATTGCGAAGAGCGCCGCGCCGATCGCGCAAAGAATGCCGCGCTTTTTGTGCTTCTTCATTCTGTTTTACTTCCTATTCCTTCAGTATAGTCGAGTAAGCGCCGCCGTGTCAAGTGGCAGGCAGCATATCAGAAATGTCCACGGAGAACGTGCCGCAGTACGGGTCTTCGCCTGCGCGTGTATGCTTGCGCGAAAGTGTGATTTCTACCTGAGTACCTTCCCCGTCAAGGATGAAGCCGAGGAAAATCTGCATATCGACCGCGCTGGGCGCAATGACTGCCGACTGGCTGGTGGAAACGGAAGAACTGCCGAAATGCTCAGATTCCACCCACGAAACGTCCAGCGGTTTGCCGCCATGCGTGACGGTCACGCCCAAGTCATACAGTGGGGTCATGGAGGCATCCGTCGGGTTATTTGCCAGCAGGATGATACCCAAACCGCGGTTATCGTCGCGGGCCGTTCCGACTTCCACCAGTTTTAGGCGGAAAATCACGCCATCGACGGAAATCGTCTGTGCGGCTTCCGTATCGACGCGGCTGGCGATTTCCTGGTTGATGGAATCGCGCAGCGCGACCAGCTCATCCGTAGGCGTAGCGCTCAGGCTTTCACCGAGCGCCATGGCAGGAAGCAGCAGCGCCACAAGCAAGGATGAAATCACTTTACGCATTCTGTTTCCCTTCCTTCTTGCCCAGCAGCATGGCGGGCATTTTTGTCACATCCAGCGCGGCGACCACGGCAGCGTTTGCGCTGTCCAGCATTTCCGCAGTGTCGCCGCTGCTGGCAGCGTGAAGCGCATCCGTCAGGTGCGCCATGAACGCCTTCCACGCCACGATGGGGGTCATGCCGCAGGGTGCGCCATTGCAGAGGTATGCCACACTGGCATCCAGCAGCGCAGCCACGTCGCTGGCACTGGGGCCTTTGCCATCGGTGAGCTTATTCAGCACGGCGAAGGACTTCGAGATGCCGCCCACGTCGGCGTTCCGTTCGTCCGTAAGCCCCAGAATGTAATCCAGCGACACGCCGTAATAGGCTGCCAGAATGGTGCCGTTTGCGGTGGATGGGGTCATGCCGGATTCATAATTCGAGATCGTGCCACGGGAAAGCCCGGTTTCCTGTGCCACTGTTGTCTGCTTCAAGTTGCGCTCTTCGCGTAACTGCCGCAGGCGCGTTTTTCCAATCATCGTTGCATTTTCCTCCTGACTTCGGAAAAAGTTTAGCACGGATGTTGTGATTTTTAAACAAAACGCCTGAAATATTGAGAAAACAGCGCAAAGGTCTTGACAAAAAAAAAAAAAAGCGTAAAATGTACAACATCCGAGACATATTGTAGCGGGCGCAAGATGGAGAAGCAAGGCGAAGAACCACGAAAACGCCCCGGCAATATGGTGAAGAATCACAAAACGGAGGGGCTGAAAGCGGTGAAAACCAGCGGAAACATCTACTATCAGGCGCGGATGCGCGCAGCGGCACGCGATCCGCTGCATTCGAGCCGAGAAAGAACAGCGACGCTGCTATACATCAGCAAGGAAAGTTTGCAGGACTTCGAGACCGGGAAGCGGCTGCCGCCCTGCGACGTGGTGCAGAAGATGGTGGAGGCATACGGCGCGCCGGAGCTGGCGGGCGACCACATTCGCGCCTGCTGTCCGCTGCTGCCGGACTACGGAGGTGACGGCAACAGCGAACTGGCGCTGGCGGCGCTGGGGTGGGCGGCATCCTTCGAGGATGCGCAGCAGCTGGCGGTGCGCTTTGCGGCCGTTGCGCGGGATGGAAAAATCACGTCGAACGAGCTGCCTGCCGTGGATGCCATCCGCCGCAAGGCGGTGGAGCTGCGGCGCGTGATGGAAGAAACCGTGCTGGCCATCGACAAGGCGATGGCACAAATGGAGGGAAAAACATGAACCTGCAACCAGTCGATCGGGCGCGGCAGCTGGCGGGCGTGACAGCGTATGCGCTGCGCAAAGCCATCCGCGAAGGGAAAATCCAAGTGCTGAAATGGGGCAACCGTCAGCTGGTGGACGTGGACACGGTGCGCGAGGTGCTGAGCGAGCGCGAACCGATGGAAGGATACTGGAGCACGGCACAGCTGAGCGAAGTTACAGGGCTGCGCGCCAACACCATCCGCAAGATGGCACAGGAAGGGGTTCTGCCCCATGAGCGCGTAGGCGGTGCCTACTACTTCAACAAAGAAACGATTTTGACGGACATTGCGCAGCGAATGGCGCAGGACAGCCAGAGCGAATGAAAAGAAAGAGGTGCGCGGCGTGGATATTCAGGAGTTTTTGAGCCGACTGCATGTGGAGCATCACAACAGCGCATCCGGCGAGTATACTTGCCGCTGCCCGGCCCACGATGACAGGACGGCCAGCCTGACGGTCAACGTGCAATCGAGCCGCTACAACGGCGCGCCGCGAATCGTGTTCAAGTGCCACGCTGGATGCAGCGAAGCGGACGTGCTGGACGCCATGGGGCTGAAGGTGCAAGACCTACGGGATGACAACACGCCGCCCAACGGAGGCGCACCGCGGGGCATGACGGTGCGTCAAGCCGTTCCAACGCCGCCGCTGAAGCCCGAAGCAGCCAAGCCGGAAAAGAAGCCGCTGAAGCCGCTGCCGCCCATCACGAAGATTTACAGCTACACCGACGCAAACGGCAAAGAGCTGTTTCAGGTGACGCGGCACGATTACATCGGCGACGATGGCAAGCACGCCAAAACCTTCCGGCAACGGATGTACGCGCCGGAGAACAAGAACGCGAAGAAGGACGGATTCGTCTGGAGCGTGCCGGACAGCATCAAGCTGCACACGCTATACCGGCTGCCGGAGGTCAATGCTGCCATTCGGGATGGGCGGACGGTGTACGTCGTAGAGGGCGAAAAGGATGCGGACACGCTGGCGCGGCTGGGACATGCCGCCACTACGCAGCCGCAGGGCGCGGGCAAGTGGGCGGACAGTTACAGCGAGCTGCTGCGCGGCGCGCATGTGGTGATGCTGCCGGACGCGGACACCGCCGAAAACAGCTACGCGGGACAGGAACACGGCTGGAAGGTCTGCACGTCGCTGACGCACATTGCGAAAAGCATCAAGATGGTCAACCTGAAAGCCTGCTGCCCGGAGCTGCCGCCGAAGGGTGACATCACAGACATGGTGGAGCTGATGGGCGACCGCCCGGCGATGGACGCGCTGGCGCGGCAGATTGGCGAGACGCTGCCCTTTGACCCGGCTGGGGTGAAATACTGGCTCAGCCCCAGCGAACGAGCGGCGCAGCTGTTCGGGAAGATTCCGGGATACTGCGCGGCGGATGGCTGCATTTGCCGGGTGGCAGCGGACGGAGGGCGAAAGCCCATTTGCGATTTCGTGGCGATCCCGCACAGCGAAATCATGCAGGATGATGGCGTGAACCGCAACATGGCGTTCGAGGTGGACGCATGGACGCAGGACGGACGGCAGCTGCCACGGACGCGGGTGAAGGCTTCCGACTTCGGAGGCATGAGCTGGGTCACAAGCGCATGGGGCTTGCAAGCCAATGTGATGCCGGGCAACAGCGCAAAAGATCATGCGCGCTATGCCATTGCCGCGGTGGGCAAGATGACTGCGGCGCACATCACGGAATACAGCCACACCGGGTGGCGCAAGATTGCCGGAAAGTGGTGCTACCTGTACCACGGCGGCGCGGTGGGTGCGGACGGCGTTCGCGTCAATCTGGACGGTGGTTTAAGCGGCTACCGACTGGACGGCGCAGGAGCTGCGGGCTTCGACAGCATATCAGCAGAAGCGGCGGCCGCGGCAAGCTGGGGCATTCGGAACGTCATCGCGCCGCACGTCGCCATCCCACTGCTGGGGACGATTTATCTGGCACCGCTATGGGAGTTTCTGAACCAGACGAACGTCAAGCCTTCCTACGGGCTGTATCTGGCGGGCGGGACGGGCAGCCGCAAGAGTACCAGCGCGGCGCTGGCGCTAAGCCACTTCGGAAACTTCACCAGCAAGACGCTTCCCGCCAGCTTCCACGATACAGGCAACACCATCCGGCGGCGGGCGTTCATCCTGAAGGATATGCCTTTCGTCGTGGACGATTTTCACCCGACGGGCAGCCAGCAGGAAAAGCGGCAGCTGAAGGAAATTGCGCAAAGCCTGAGCCGCATGGCGGGTGACGGCGCGGAGCGTGGGCGGATGCGCCCGGACGGCACGCTGCAACCGGCAACGCCGCCGCGGTGCGTGACCATCATCACGGGCGAGGACATCCCGGACGTGGGCGAAAGCGGACTGGCGCGCTATTACATGGTGTCCATCCAGCCGAACGATGTGCCGATTAGCGCGGAGCTGACCGCCGCGCAGGAAATGGCGCGGAACGGGTACATGCAGCGCGCCATGCTGGGCTACATTGAGTGGCTGCGAGCGCAGGCGGATGAACTGCCGGAAACGCTGCACAAGCGTTTTCTGGACATGCGCACATGGGCGACGGAGAAGGCAAAAGACCAACACGCCCGTGCGCCGGAAACCATTGCGCACATCCTGACGGGCTACTATATGATGCTGCTCTACTTCCGGCATGTGGGACTGCTGGATCAGGACGCTTGCACGGCTGCCATTGCGGAGGCTATGGCGACGCTGACCGCCACCAGCAAGGAGCAGGCGCGCATCATCAAGGAGGACAAGCCGGTGAATATCTTCCTTGACAGCGTGGCGGAGCTGCTGGCGAGCAAGGAAGTGTTTGTCACCGACATCAGCGCAAGCGCAACAGAGGGTGGCAAGCCTTCGGCAGCCGTTGGGCGCGAGCTGGTGGGGTGCAGGGATGAAAGCTATTATTACCTCATTCCGCGGATTATTTACAAGTGTGTGCAGGAATTATGCGTGAAGCAGGGCAGCACGTTCCCGATCAGCCTGCGGAGCCTGTACCGCGACCTGCGAACGGCGGACATCCTGCGCAGCGGCGTAAACTGCACGGAAGAACGCCCCACCAAGAGCAAGCGCATCGGCGACAACTCTATATTCTACCTATGGATACCGCGGGACAAAATCGACGGCGCGCATGACGAAGGCGAAAAGCAGATGCGGATGAATTTCACGCAGGTAGAAACGAGCGATCTGCCGCCGGAATGGATATAAGACCAAAAGCGCACACGTGGACGCTTTTCAAGGGAACGAAAGGAGCGAGGAACATGCAAGAAAAGCTGACAGGCAAGGAACGCACCGCGCTGCTGTATCTGGCTGCGCTGGACGATGAAATCCACAAAGCATCCCCCATTCTGCGGGAACGGCTGCGAGAAGCGTCGCCCACCGGCTGGCGGGATTGGCGGCTGGTGCAGACGACAACCGCCCGGACGCTGATGCAGCTGGTGGACACGCTGCCGGACAAGGACGTGCGCTGGCTGAGCCACATGCTGGAGCATGGGCGCATGAGCGTCACGCTGCCTGGGCCGCTGGCAGCGCCTGATTACCTGATTGTGGATGCACGGGACATGGCGGACATCAGCCGGATGGCAGCACGGCAGACGTGCGGGCTGTGCATGAAGGGACGCAGGGAAGCGCAGGGCTGCAAGCTGCGCAAATGCCTCCAAAGCATTGCGCCCATGCCGGACGGCGACATGCTGCCGGATGAGCTTTTCTGCTGCGAGTACGCGCAGGTTGACTGGGAGGGCGAGGCATGAAACACAAAGACGGTTGCACGGCGGTTTGTCCGTATTTCGTTGCGCGGACGGGGTACAAAGGGCAGCACTTCATTAGCTGCCAGCTGGGAGACAGCATTTTTCGACTGCGGGAGGAACGCGATCAGCACTACCGCGATTTCTGCTGCACAAGCCGGTGCCATGTATGTGAAGCGACCAAAGAGAAGCGGGAGGGACAAGCATGAGCGAGATTATCAGCAGCAAAGACATTCAGCCGGTGGTCATTCAGGTGGCCAGCGCGGAGGATGCTGCCACGCTGGCGCGCATCGAGACGGGCATCCGCACGGCAGCGCAGAACGTGGTGCAGGGCTATCTGACCATCGGCAGCTACCTGAACGAAGCGAAGGGGCGGAAAATCGTGCCGCATGGGCAATGGGAGGACTGGGTGCTGTACAACACGGGGCTGAGCCTGCGGCAAGCGCAGCAGCTGATGAAGGCAGCGCGGGAAATTCCAGAGGGCAGCGCGATGGCTGCCCTGCCACTGAGCAAGGCACGGGTTATTCTGCACCTACCGGACGCGGAGGAACGGGAGACGCTGGCAAAACGGGCGACAGAAGAGAATCTGACGGTTCGCAATCTGGAAGAGCAGATCAGGCAGCTGTCGAACGATGTTAGCGAAGCGCGAAAGTCCGAGCGCAGGATGGCGCAGGAAGTTCAGCAGGCGCAGGACATGCGCGCACGGCTGGATGCTGACCGCAGAAAGCTGGAAGATGACCGCTATGAGATGATTCAGAAGCAGCGAGAGCGTCAGGCAGAGATTGAGCGGCTGCGGGCGGCGCTGGCACAGGCGGAACAGCAGAGGCCGCAGGGCGGCATCAGCCCGGAAGCCCAGCGGCAGATTGACGCGCTGCGGCAGGAACTGGCGGACGCGGAGGACTATGCCGAACAGCAAGCCACGCTGCGGCAGGAGGCGCAGCGGCAGCTATTGGAGCAGCAGAGCAGCACGGCGGGCAGCGCTGGCAATCTGCCGGACACGCTGGATCTTGCGGCCGCTGTCCGCGTATTTATCGGCGCGGCGGGTATCTTCCCACACATGGGCACCACGCTGGCCAACATGGACGGCGGCAAGCGGCGGGAGTTGGAGGGCTATGTGGACATGATTGCAGACTGGGTGGACGGTGCGCGGGCAGCGCTGAACAGCTGCGCGGGCGTGCTGTATGTGATGGGGGATGACGCGCATGAATGAACTGACGGCAAAAGTGTCCGAGGCTACGGCCCTTCAAAATCCCACGCCGACCGAGCTTGCGCTGCTGAAACGGCTGGAGGACTGCGCGGTGGTGATGCGCGGCATGGCGGACATGATGCGGACGACGAACGAGCGCATGGGCGCGCTGGAACGAGAGGTGCGGATGCTGACCAAGGTCACACCGGCGCAGGCCACCGCCATCAACGCCGCCATCAGGGAGCGAGCTGCTGCGCTGTGCCTTTCCTATCGTGCAACGGGCTGCGAGAAGCAGGCTGCCGCTGCCATCCGCAAGGCCATCCGGCAGACGATGGGCGCGCAGGCTGTGCGAGAGCTGCCGCGGTGTCAGTATGAGATTGTGATGAAGCAGGTGGCCATGTGGGACGACTACAAGACCATGAAGCGCATCAAGAACAAGGGGGTGGTGGTATGAGCGGCAACCGTTCGGCAGCTGTGTCGGACTGCAAGACGTGCTTTTATGTGCAGAAATGCGAAAAGGCACAGGCGGGGCGTTTCTGCACCCGCTGGCGGAGCAAGGAAACGCCGGAGCGCAAAGCAGAAGATGATCCGAACCGCGCATGGTATGCAGGTGAACCGTCACCGTGGTGACATGAGAAAAAGGAGGAACAACATGGAACAGCGTGATGAGAAGAATCTGGGAGCCGAAAGACTTCAGCGGATTGCCCAGCAGGTGAACGACATAGCAGAGAAAATAGTTGCGCTTGCGCAGGGTAGTGTTGCCGCTGCGCGCCAAGTGCTTGAAAGCGAGGCATTGCAGGAGGCGCTGCAAGCTGCGCTCCAAGAGATTCAAGCCGACCAAGCGCGCCCGCTGGGCAGCTTCGCAGAAGTTGCAGCCCACATGGAAGGCGCACATGGGCAGAATCGCTATCAGGTGGGCGACATCATCCAGATGAACCACGACGATTTCGGGCTTATCAAGTGGCGCGTCATCGGCGTGGACGTGGATCAGGCAGCAGGCCACCGGCACACGCTGACGGTTGCCATGGAGCGCGCCGAAACCTACCATTGGTTTTCCGAACCCAGCAAGGAACACCCCTTCGGCAGCAACAGCTACCCCGGCAGCGACATCCGCTTCTACCTCAACAATGAATTTCTCAGGGGCATCCCGGAGGAAGATGCGGAAACGCTGCTGACTACCCGCCGTCCATGCACGGATCACGGCGAGGCGAGCGGTACCTGCGACCTTATGTGGCTGCTGTCCGCATCTGAAGTGGGCTTCAAGGGCAACGGCATTCCGTGCGAGGGAGAACCCTATCCGTGGTATGCGCAGGGCGACAGTGCTAAGCAGCGCAGAGCCGTGGACATGGACGGAGACGAAGCAGCATACTGGTTGCGCACCCCGGACACCGGGAACGGCTACAGCGCGCGCTACGTGGGCACGGACGGCAGCCTCTACATCAACAGTGCGAACAACAGCTACGGCGTGCTGGCGGCTTGCGTCATCGGCTCATCAGATTCATCCGCGCCGGTAGGCGCATCGGAACGGAGGGACACGCATGAATAAAGCGATTTTTATCGGCAACCTGACACGCGACCCGCAGCTTCGGAGCGTGAACACACCCAGCGGCGCGGCAAGTGTCTGCGACCTGTCCATCGCCATCAACGAGCGGCGCGGAACGCAGACCAAGACGACCTATGCGCAGGTAACGGTGTGGCGGGCGCAGGCGGAAAACTGTGCGCGGTATCTGTCCAAGGGCAAGAAAATCGCCGCATGGGGGTCGGTGGCTGCTGTGCCCTATCAGGGGCGGGACGGCAACTGGCGGGCGCAGCTGGAAATGCAAGCGGAAGAAGTCAAGTTTTTAAGCGGAAAGAGCGAATCAGGCGGCGATGTGCCGGAAGGTATGACGCAGATGGAACCCGACGACAGCCCGTTCTGACAAGGTGAAAAGCGCACACGTGGACGCTTTTGGAGGGTGAGAAGATGAAAGCCATTGAAATCCTGAACCGATGCAGGGCAGCGGACGCGGAAATCAGCCGTATCCAGCAGCGCATTGAACAGCGGAACAGCGCCCTGTACCGCATCACAGCCAGCCCCATGGATGCCAATGGCGGCAGCCGCGCCCGCGGGAAACACGAAAAAAACGGGACGCCGGGGGCGGGCACCG